TGATAATTGCAGTGGACATCTGGCAAGCAAGACAAGTTAGCCAGACAGGCGGGGTCGGTATGGATGGGATCAGTGCCAGCCCCTATCGGATGGGTTATCAGCTGATTAACCGAGTGCGTGGTCTCATCCAGCCGTATTCAAGTCCAGCATCACTGGTCGGCTAATGGCAGCGATCTCCACCCTACGTGGCACACTAGCAACCGCCCTCACAAACAATGGCGTATGGTCTACCTTTGCATTTCCACCTGCAACTTTGTTAGCCAATAGCGTAGTTGTTACCCCTAGCGATCCTTATATCGTGCCAAGCAATAACAGCCAGACAAGCATCGCACCACTGGCTAATTTTAAGATTTTAATAACTACCCCTGCCTTTGACAATCAAGGCAACCTGTTAGGCATAGAGAATTTTATTGTGGCAGTAGCAACCAAACTAGCGGCATCTACCCTGGTTTACAACATATCAAGTGTCTCCGCTCCAGCTATAACTAACGCAGCTAGTGGAGATTTATTAACATCGGAAATAACAGTATCAATACTAACGAGCTGGAGTTAAAAATGAGCACACACGAAGAAGACTTAGCCTTCTTAAAAAAGACGGGCCAAATAGCAAGCGCACCAAAACCAACTGCACAAACTAAGAAAGATGAGGAATAAGTATGGCAATTTATTTAAACAATAACGTAGGTGTTAAGTTGGCTACCAATGCTGCGCCTACAACACCATCAATCGATATCAGCTCATACGTCACCAACGCTGTTATCAATCAGATTGTAGATGAACTAGAAGTAACCGCTATGGGCGATACTGCGCACAAGTTTGTTGCAGGCCTACAGTCTGGAACCTTCTCAATCGACTTTATCAATGACTGGGCAGCATCTCAGGTAAACGAGACACTAAGCGCAGCCTTTGGCAAGACCCTAGCAGTATCAGTAATTACTGTTAAAGGCACTGCCGTATCAGCTACAAACCCAACCTACCAATTCTCAATCTTGGTCAATAACTTAACCCCAATAGGCCAAGGCGGCGTTTCAGAAATTGCCACGTCAAGTCTGTCCTTTACAGTAAACTCCGCAATAACAGTGTCACCATCGGTGGCGTTCTAACTAAGGAGTAGTAATGGCAAAGCTAAAGATAACAAGGGCTAATGGCGAAGTATCAGAGCATAAGATCACGCCAGGTGTTGAGTACGCTTTCGAGTTAAAGTACGGATCAGGTATTAGCAAAGTCTTGCGTGAACACGAAAGGCAGACCGAAATCTTTTGGTTAGCCTATGAATGTTTACGCAGGGCTGGCGCTCAGATCCCTATATTTGGAGTTGAGTTTATAGACAGTTTAGATACTGTCGAGGTGTTAGACGAAGAAAAAAAATAACTGAGCGGTCTTCAATCCTTTACAGTATTGCTCAACTGAGCGTAGAGACTGGGATACCGCCTAGAGAGTTTATTGATATGGATAGCGAAATGTATGCAGCAATGATACAGGTGCTAACCGACAGAGCTAAGGAGATCCGAAATGCCAGCAGAGGTCGTAGGCGTTAAAGATGTCCTAAAGGGCTTGAGTTTTATTGATGAGGATATGCGTGAGCGCATAAGGGCTGCTATTGATCCGTTGATGCGTAACGTAGCAACAAAGGCTAAAAGTTTTGTATTAAATAACGATCAAATGCTATCGGGTTGGGTGAAACCTTTGTCCTCAGAAGTTTCATACAGACCATTCCCAAAGTATGATGCAGGAGTAGCCAGAGCTGGTATTGGTTATAACCCAGGTCAAAACAAAACTTTACAAAATGGTTTTAAGGTTAGCCAATATGTTTACAATGTAAGCCGACCAGGATCAATCTATGAAACAGCAGGCCGATTAAACCCACAAGGTAGAGCACCATTTGAAATGATAACATCGCAAGGCGCTAGCGGCACATACACTAAACGATCTGCTAAGAGCAAAGCATTTGAAGAATTTAAATCTAATAACCCATTTGCTAGCCAGCAATTTATAGCTGCACTAGAGCCAGTAACTTCTCAACCAAAAATTAAAGATGTTAGAAGTGGTGGGCGCAAAACAAAGGGCCGCTTAGTCTATAAGGCATGGGCGCAAGATAGCACTAAGGTTTATGAAGCAATCTTAAAGGCTATTGATAAATCAGCTACAGAATTTAACCGCATCACAGAGATTAAGAAGGCAGCGTAATGGCCAATATATTTGTAGCGGCTACGGCCACCTGGAATGGCAAAGCCCTTAAAAAAGCAAAGCAAGAGGTAGACGTATTTAGCAAACAAATTAAAGGCTTAGCACGCACCTTTGGTGTTGCCTTTAGTGCTGCTGCCATAGTAGGTTTTAGCAAAAAGGCAGTTAAAGCATTTACTGAGGATGAGGCAGCCGCTAAAAGACTTGCCCTACAGTTAGAAAATACTGGCAACGCATTTAGAGTAAATGAAGTCGAAGGCTACATAAAGAGCCTAGAGAAAACTAACGCAATACTTACAGACCTAAGAGCGCCATTTCAAACACTGCTCAACTTAACTGGATCTGTAGAATTAGCCCAACGTTCATTAGAGTCTGCCTTAAACATTAGTGCTGGTACTGGTGAAAGTTTAGGCACAGTTGTATCGGCTATCTCTAGCGGTATTAGAGGTCAAACCAAGGCTATTAAAAACTTAAACACAGGTATTGATGCCAACATAATTGCTACTGGCGATATGAATAAAATCATGGAAGCTCTAGACAAACGCTTTAGTGGTCAGGCAGCAGCCAGGTTAGATACCTATGCTGGCAAGATGGATGTATTAAAAAAGGGTGCAGACGAAGCTACTAAGGCTATTGGTGAAGGCATAGTGGGTGCTTTAACCGCACTAAGTCAAGATAACAGTATTGAAAATGCAGCAGTCGATATGGAAAATTACGGAGTAGCCATTGGTAATGCTATTGCGGGTTTAGGTACTTTAATTGCAGATGTAAAAAAATTGCCAGGAGCAAGAAAAGTAACTGACGTTTTATTTGGCACAAACATATTTTCAATGTTAGGCAAATACTTTGAATTAGATCAGAAAGAAAATGCAAAAGACGATCCAGCCCTAAATAAAGCCAACATGAGAGAAAACCGCCTCAACCTTAAATTTAATAAAGAGGTCGTAAAATATAACAAGATATTGGCAGACCAATTAAAGAAAAAAACAGAGGTAGACAAGCTAGCCGAGAAGTTTGACCTAGAGCGCATAGGATTAACAAAGGCGCTTAATGAGACTACCGATGCTGAGACTAAATTACGTATCCAGGCTAAGTTAGCAATCCTAGATAATAATGAGGCTTTAGCCAAAAAAATTCTTGCTGAGTTAGAGGCTGCAAAGAAGGCGGCAGAGTTAGCCAATGCTTTTGCAAGTGCAAGTCAGATGTTGCTAGCACAGACAATGAAATTACAAACTGCTATGGACAGCGCACTTAATTCTATTTTAGCAAAGATCGCTACGGCAGGGTTTAAGCCACCAGAGTCACTTACTAGAAGCTTACCTTTAGTAGATCAATTAAGAGTAGAAAAGGCTGTCGAGGCTAACAAGGCGCTCAACCTAAGCAACCCAGCATTTGTAGCCAGCATGGCCTCAGAGCGCCAAGCAGTTAGCGCTATTAGCGGTGGTGGCAATCAATTTAGCCTATCCTTTGACACAACATTTACAGGCGATAGGTTCACCCAGTTAATTGCCGAAAGCCTACAGTTATCACAAAAGACAGGTTATAGCACCTCACCAGCAGGATCTATAAACCCATGACCTTACCTGTAGTAAATGCAATAATAAATTTTTCTACTGGCCCTGCTTTTGCCCAGGCCATGATTTTAGATACTGGCATATTAGATACGAACGTATTAGCGGATTCTGTAGCTGTAATTGTGGATGTATCAAATCAAATTAACCGCATAGATACCAAGCGTGGGCGGACCGCCCTTAGCGATCAGTTTGCAACAGGCTCGCTAACCTTACGCATTATAGATCAAAATGGCGACTTTAATCCTCAGAATGTAACTGGGCCTTATTACAATCTTTTAACACCTATGAAAAAGGTGCAGATCACTGCTACCTACTCATCGGTAACATATCCTATATTTTCAGGCTTTATTACGAGCTACGTAACTACTTATCCTAAAGAGTCTGAGGATGTTACATATACAACTATTCAAGCTGTAGATGCGTTTAGGTTGGCGCAAAATGCCCAGATAAGCACAGTGGCTGGGGCAACTGCTGGCGATCTATCTGGCACACGCATAAATCAGATACTAGATGAGATTGATTGGCCAGTATCGCAACGTGACGTAGATCCAGGCTTAACTACTTTACAGGCAGACCCAGGCACTAATCGCACAGCCTTGCAGGCTTTGTTTACTGCTACCGAAAGCGAATATGGCGCAATATATGTAGATGCCAATAATAACTTTGTTTTTCAGGATAGAGGTGTCACTGCTGGCTCAATAGGTGGCACACCCACAGTATTTGCAGATGATGGCACTGGCATAGATTATAGAGATGTAGCTTGGATCTTAAACGATACCCTTATATTTAATAAAGCCACAATCAACAGATTGGGCGGTACTGCTCAGGTCGCCCTAAATCAACCTAGCATAGACAAATACTTTTTACACAGCTACTTTTTAGATAATTTACTCATGCAGACAGATGTGGTAGCCCTAGATTATGCACAGGCTTATGTGGCAAGCCGCCAAGAAACAAGCATACGAGTCGATTCTATAGTCCTAGACCTACATACCGATAACTACAATAGCGGCATAATTGCAGCTTTAGGCTTAGATTTTTTTGATCCCATCACAGTCAAAACTACTCAGCCAGGCGGCAGTACCCTGGAAAAAACATTACAGATATTTGGGGTGAGCATGAGCATAACCCCGAACAGTTGGCTAACCAACTTTATTACATTGGAGCCAGTCCTAGACTCTCTAATTTTAGATAACAATATATACGGCACTTTAGACTATAATGTCCTCAGTTACTAAGGAGTAAAAATGGCAAAACAAACCTTTACCACGGGTCAGGTACTTACCGCAGCCCAAATGACTAGCTTGCAAGAAACAGCTATGGGCGGTGGCCCTGCTACTGCTAAAGTTGCAAGTTATGTTTTAGTTGCAGCAGACGCAGGTACTACTGTTGCAATGAACGCAGCAGGAGCAACAACGATAACTGTAAACACAGGTTTGTTTGCAGCAGGTGACACTGTATTTATTCAAAACTTAGGAGCAGGTGCCTGTACTGTAACTGCTGGCACTGCCACAGTTGCTACAGCGGGAAGTTTAATTCTGCCTCAAAACGATGCAGGTATTTTATATTTTACTAGCGCAAGCGCAGCGATATTTTACGATTATATCCAAGCTGGAGCAGTATCACCATTAACTACTAAGGGCGATCTTTATACCTTTAGCACTAGCGACGCTAGGCTCGGCGTGGGCGCAAATGGCACCACAATCGTAGCGGATAGTTCGCAAGCCACAGGATTGAAGTGGGCTGCTCCTGGTGGAATGACTTTATTAGCATCTGGAACTTTAAGTGGAGCAACTACAAGCATTTCAGTAACAGGAACAGGTTCATATAATTCATTATTAGTAATTGTAAGAGGAATAGATTTATCAACAGCAGCAAATGTGAAATTTGGATTTAATGCTATAGGTAGCCACCCTAATTTTGGAACTAATGCTACAACTTCGGTTTCAACTTCAACCAGCGATTTATTTTTGACCGCAGGTACTACAATGACAGATAACGCATTTTTAAATAATGTTTTTGCCATACAATTATTTAATGTTCAAACCGAAAGCCCAAATGACCAATATAAGCCATTTATATTAACTGGGTATTATCAAAATAGTTCAAGTGTTGATACTCCAGTACTTAAAGGCGGAGCAGCACAAATTGGAGCAGTTTCATCGGTTGAATTTGCAACTTCAACTGGTACTTTCAGCGCAGGCTCAGTTAAAGTATATGGAGTTAAATAATGACTAGACCAATGATCAGAATAATAGATGGCGAATTAGTAATTGACCGAGAAATGAACGATGATGAATTTGATAAATATCAGGCAGACCAAGCAGCACAGGCAGTAGCAAAAGCCGAAGCCGAAGCGAAGGCTGCTCAGAAAGCAGCCCTACTTGATCGACTAGGTATTACAGAGGATGAGGCAAGGCTACTTCTAGGCTAACGGCACAATCTTTAGGAAGTGTGGCAAATGAAACCGAAACTATGTGCAGCTGGTGTGCAGTTAAGAGATCAAGTTGATACATGGTTTCCAGATCGCAGCCGTAAAAGTCCAGAAGGATGGTTGGGTGATAGCCGCCATTCCAACAGAAAATCGGATCATAATCCAGACAAAGATGGGTGGGTCAGAGCAGTTGATCTTAATGCTTTGCTTGAGTCTACCGACAGCCTTGCACCTTATCTGGCTGACCAGATCAGAGTCGCAGGCAAATCGGATCCACGTCTACTTTACGTCATCTACAATGGACGTATCTGCTCAAAGATATTGAATTGGAAATGGCGTAAGTACAAAGGTATCAACCCGCACAAACGTCACATACATATCAGCTTTACAAAGTTAGGCGACCTAAATGGAAGCCCATTTGATATACCACTAATAGGGGGCAAGATATGAAGATAAGCAAAAAACAAAAGGCGATACTAAAGTCATACGCACGTGGCGTATTGGTGTCATTATTAAGTTTCTTGGCAAGTAATGAATTAGGTTTAGACCCAGCGCTGTCTGTAGTAATTGCAGCACTCGCAGGGCCAGCAGCTAGGGCTTTAGATAAATCCGATGTAATCGGTACTAGTGAGAAGTGAGTCCTGGCGAGTGGGCTGGCTTTGGCGCTGGCGTTATAAGCGTGCTATCAGCCGTGCTAATAGGATTACGTTTTCTAGTTAAAGGCTGGCTTAATGAGTTGCGACCTAATTCTGGAACTTCCATTAAAGACGCTATAGATAGAATTGATGAAAGAAGTTTTAATTTAGAGAAGCGTGTTGATGATCTCTTTATTTTAATCAGTAAGCGATAATTAAAACTATGGCAACTACTCGCAAGCGTAGAAAGATCAATAGGCGCAAGGTCCGCAAGTCACCTGACCCATTATCTAAGCTAGAGGTCTTTTATATTGCCAAGCACGAAATGTATAAAGCTGCACGCAAGGCAGGCTTTAGTGAATCTGTTGCGTTGTATTTAATGGATAGCCCAGAGTCTATGCCCGATTGGGTAGTAGGCGATAGGGGCATAATCCCTATGATCCCTACTCCTGATGAGGATGACGATTAAGCGTTGGCTAGTAATATCCGACCTACAGGTCCCTTATCATCATGAGGTAGCTGTAAAGAATGTAATCAAGTTAGCGAGGCGTGAGAAATTTGATTCTGTACTGGTGGTCGGGGATGAGATTGACTTTCAATCAATTAGCAAATGGAGTGAAGGCACACCTTTGGCTTATTCAGAGGACTTACATGCAGATCGTGAGCTGTGTAAGCAGATCCTTTGGGATATCGGTGAGTACAGTGCAGAGATGCACATTATTCGCAGCAACCATACTGATCGTTTATACAACACTTTATTAAAAGTACCTGGCTTAATCAATCTGCCTGAGTTGCAGTACCCAGCCTTTATGTCATTTGCTGAGATGGGCATGACCTACCACCGCAAAGCATATGAGTTCCACCCTGACTGGGTTTTGTGCCATGGAGACGAAGGCAACATGAGCCAACACGCTGGGATCACAGCTCTTAACCTGGCTAAAAAGTTTGGCAAATCAGTTATTGCAGGCCATAGCCATAGGCTGGGCATGAGTGCCTATTCAGAGGGCATAAACGGCCATTACAGGGCCTTATATGGGGTTGAGGTAGGAAACCTTATGGATCGTAGAAAAGCCTCTTATATACGCTATGGAAGCGCAAATTGGCAGGGTGGGTTTGCTATACTAGAAGCCACGGGCAAGACCCTGACACCGACCCTGGTGCCAGTTAATAAGGATGGCTCATTTACAGCATTAGGCAGACATTATGGGGCTTAATACAGAGTACGTCGAGCGCACCATCGACGATCACATCGACGACTTCGACGATATTAACGTTATCTAATCGTTATAAAAAAACTGCCCTAAATAATCCACAAGGTCACCCACAGGTGCAACACTATGCCTGTGCCACAAAGTATGTGTGCATAGATGGGGCTACAAATGACACTTGAACTAGCTGTGTATTTATTTATAGGGCTAAGTCTGGCGTATTG